CCATCTCGGCAGGACCCGGAACTCCACGACCGCAAGGGTCGCAAGCGCACTAATCAGGATTGGAAAAACCAGTATATCCATTGGCTTCGATTGCGGTTTTGATTTTGGCCTTGGCCTGTTCGATTGAGTAGATTATTGACCTGTACGGGATGCCCGTTTCTCGGCTCATAGCCTTCATGTTGCCGGTCTGCATGAGCAGGTTCAGCAGTTCTTTGTCGTACGGGAACGCTCCGTCCTTGGCCCACGAATCCATTTCTTGCTGGGCGATAGCCCAAAGGTCGTCGAGCAGGGAGTCGTAGTCTTTGCTTAGTTCTTGGGTTTCGGGATCCACTTCGACCCGCTCGTCGTGATGACGGTACTTCTTCGCAAATTGGTTGTTGTTGCCCCGGTACAGGTTCATTATCAGCCGAACGATGTAGAAGCGCAGGTATCCCTGTACCTGCATCTTGGTGATCTTGTCGGGGTCCTTTTCCAGCAGAATCAGGACGACCTCTTGTTCGAGGTCCTTCCAAAGCGGATTGCCCCCCGTGATGGTGAGGCAAGCCTTGCGGATTTCTCCGCTGCGATAAAGGTCAAGGACTATGCTCTCTGCGTTCACTCACGCAAAGATGGAAGGGGTTCTCGCTAATGTTGCAAAAAATCCCGTGTCCTGTTTAGAACCTGTGTACGCAGGAACTTGATGTCCGGCCTTGCCCTCATGTTTATCGCAAGGATTTCGAGGTTGTGCATGACTGTGGCGTGGTTCCTCTTAATGATTCGTCCGATTTGGCAGTAGGTGTAGAGGTATTCCGAGTAGGCGATGTCTGCGAAGATGCTTCGAGCAAGGACCAGTTCTTGGGTCTTGACTTCGCTCAATATGTCATCGGGGCTGACTCCGACAACCTCTGCGGTATAGCCGAGGATGGTGCGTGAGATTAGGTCCATGGTTAAAGCATTGATTCGATTAAGTTTATTCTCTCTCCTATCCACCGCATCACCGGTACGGCCATTGAGTTACCGCAAGCCTTGTATCGTGGCCCATCGGGGCATTGGTCGGCTTCCTTGTTGCGGTATGGAATCTTTGTCCAGTCATCCGGGAATCCCTGCAAGCGTTCGCACTCCTTGGGGGTCAGCCTTCGGATAGCCATTGAGTGCATAACCTTTGGCCCCGAAGTATTTGTTCCTCCAACCGCTTCGGTGATTGTCGCACTCGTTTGCCCATCAATGGATTGATTGTAAACATCCACGGCAATGGGTTGCAACACGGCTCCAATATGCTCCGTATCGGATTGTGAGCGAATGGTTTGCGTGGTGTGGTCGTTCGTGGTGTAATTGTAGGTGTCCACGGCAATACAAGGCCCACTCATTTTAGCCAAGTCGGTTTTGAGCGTTTGAGTGATGCCTTGGTCAACTTGTGCAGTACGCCAGTCAATGGCTATCGGTTGGGCAACTGCGTGTCTATCTCCTTTTGTTAAAGTTGGAGATGGGTCATATTCTTGTCCAATACCTAATCCATTGCCCTTTCCATCTTGCTTATTTCCTCGCTTACCATTAAAACGTGTTGCTTGGTCGTGTATTGGTATTGGTTGGGCAACTGCGTGTGGTCCTTTCGCAACCAACGATGACATCGTTTCTCCTATTTCAATCCTCGGCTCGTATTGTGCGTTCTCGCCTTGGTTAAATGCGGCTCGGTCAATCACTACTTGGCCTGCCTCTCCAACGCTTCCTTCAGCATTGGCGGTAACTTCTTCCCTCTTTTTTCGGCTCGGTTTAGTATTCCCTTGCAGGCTTTCTCGCTCAAATAGAACCGCTGCGGCAACTCTCCAATCTCCAAGGTATCCGACAACAAACACTCTTCTGCGTCTTTGTGCCACTCCGAAGTGTTGAGCGTCAAGAACTCTGTATGCGAACCCATACCCGAGTTCGCCCAACGCCCCAAGGAAGGTTCCAAAATCTTTTCCTCCGTTGGACGACAATACACCGGGGACATTTTCCCAGACGATCCACTTGGGACGGAGTTTATCAGCGATTGAAAGAAAGGTAAGCATGAGGTTTCCTCTTGGGTCAGCAAGACCTTTGCGAAGTCCTGCAACGGAGAAGGATTGGCAGGGGGTTCCCCCCACGAGAAGGTCAATTGGTCGCTCATCTGCGATTGGGTTTTGGTTAATGGTTGTCATATCTCCCAAGTTAGGAACCGCTGGGAACCGGTGTTTTAATACCTCGGAAGGGAATTGCTCAATCTCGGAGAACCATTGCGGTTCCCATCCAAGGTTATGCCAAGCAACTGAGGCTGCCTCAATGCCGGAGCAAACTGAACCGTACTTCATTAGAACGGATTAGGGGGTAGCGGCATCCAATGGCTTACTTCAATTAGGAACCAAGTTTGGTGTTCGTAGTACCAGCGTCCATCTCCGAGCCATGCATACGCTTGGTTCATGTCGGTCGTAAAAATCAGGACAGGCTCGTAAGGTATCGGCATTCGGTCCAAGCATTTAATCCATTCCATAGTCAGGCGTTTTTGGCTTGGAGGATGCGACCGAGCAGGGTCCAGTTTACGGACCAAGCCTTAATGGTTTCGGATTTGTCGGGTCGGTTGCAGTTGACGCACTCCTTGCGGATGTGCAGTTGCCAGCGTCGGAAATCGGTTGGTGTGGTTTTCATGGGGTTGGGGTTTAGCATTTTGGTGGTGTCAACGAAATGGTCAGTAAGATGACGGCTGCTCAATATCAATGCCCTCAATTATTGTTTCAAGCACTCTAATTTGTTGTTCACAGGCCATTATTGCCGACAACACAACGCCTTGCGCTTTTTGGCTAATCAATACTTGACGGCATTTGCCATCGTTAAATTTGCCAATGACAACAATTTGTTTCAATTTAAGGTCAGCACTATCGCTAATGGTTTTCATGGGGTTGGGGTTTATATGGGACAATTTGCGAGGTTTTGGGTATTTTATGTCAGGTTATAGGCTGACGCTGGGGGAGGTTTGGTAAGAATAGAGGCTGACGATTTGTTCACGAATGAGTACTTTCCCGAACAAGATATAACCCATTTTTTTCATCATAAGCGACGCTCTCGTTTGGTATGATTTTTACATCATTAATTGATATTTTGCAAGGTTCACCTAAGTAGCAGATAGATTCATTGTCGCTTTCGTGAATGACACCTGCTTCGCAAAATTTTGGGTTTATTCCCTTGGGTTGAAAGTATATCGTTTTCATGTATGGGCTGACGGATTTATCATTCATTATATGCGATAAGGGTGCTTATTGACCGATTTCTCATTCATTGTATCCGATTGCATATTAAACGTAGGTTCGTAATTCCGAATCCCAAATCTCAGTCCATTTAAAATACTTCCAGCTGTCTTTCCATCTAAGTTTAAACTTTTCTTTGATTTCTGCCTCAAAACTTCTGGCCTCTTCCAAGGTGTCAAAGTCCTCCTGAAAATCATGCATCCCTCCCTCAGGATAATAGGAATCACCTGCAAATACTAAAAATCGTTTCATCGGTTTGGGGTTTGGTTGGTAAGGTTATAGGCTGACGATTTGGGTTGGTTTGTCAGGGTGTAGGCTGACGGATTTATCATTCATTGTATGCGGTAAGAATGCTTATTGACCGATTTCTTATTCATTGTGTGCTCTTGCGTATAGTTTGATTGAGTTCACGCTGCAATTTTTCATTAATCGCATCAACAATCCATTTGCCTAATTCGTTGTGAAAACTTGCCGCTTTATCTTCATCTATTAAACCGCCGGGGGCTTTAAATAGATTTTGTATTCCCCTCCATCCTCTCACGTTAGCAATTTTTTGATATTTGCCGTCTTTGCTTACACCCCAAATGGTTTGTCCACGTTCGTCATAGGTGGCTTTTACCCCAATAAAATCTGTTACTTTCATGGATTTAAGGTTTGAAATAGTTTGTACGCACCACACGTATCGGTAAGGGTCTTGACTTGAGGCCCGAATCCGTTGGAACGGGATAGCACATACTCGCAGGCGTTACCCTTGGCCCGGACCTCAATCACCCTCCATGGGCGGTCGTTGGTGCAAGCGGTCATCAGGAGCAGCAGTAGCAGTCGGGCCATGGAACAAATCTACACAACTATTCCACACTTGCAACCACTCGCTGAAAATCCTCAATGCTTCGGATGACCTCGTACCTGTACCCTGCCTCTTGGACGACTGACTGCCACCACTTCTGCGAGAGGGACTGCTTGCCTTTCTCGGCTTTGAACTCAAGGAAGATGGCTCCCTTGTCGGAGAGATAGGTCATGTCTGCAACCCCAGCGGTCAGGCCGATGCCCTTGAGAAAATGACCGTTCGTTCGGCTTCGTGGGTTGTTGAGGTTCAGGAACAACCGTCCTTCTTCGTGGGGCTTCAAGAGTTTGAACAACTTGACGCAGGCTGCTTGCAGGGTGTATTCGGGGGTCATAGTGGATATTCGTTGGCTTTCGTATAAGGCAGTTGGCATTGGACTTGGGCGATGCCAAGGCTTCCGTTCCGGTTCTTTCGGAAGATGACCTCCATCAGGTCCTGCTCTGCGTTCTTATCGTGTTCGTAGGGGCGGTACACGAAGGCGATTTTGTCGGCATCAAACTCCAGTTGCCCCGTTTCCCGTAGGTCGGACATGATGGGCCGATGATCGGAGCGTCCCTCGGTAGCCCGTGAGAGCGAAGAAACCACGACCCCAAAGACCTTTTGCCTCTTGCAGATTGCTTTGAGTTGTTTGGAGATGTTGGTCATCTGCTCAATCTTGGGCTTGGGCTTGTCAATCTTGGCAGGTTCTACGAGCTGCAAGTAGTCGAGGTAGAAACCAACGATTCCAAACTTGGCCTTGAGTTTTGCTATCTCCCCTTCGATTCGGTCGAGGTTTGCTTGATGCAGATCCACGATGTAGAGGGGCTTGCCTTTGAGTTGATCAGCCTTTTGTGCCAAGGTCAGGTACTGCTCCGTGCTAATTCGCTCGTCGGGTTTCAGGAATGCTGACCCGTCCATCGTTCCGAGGTTGGAAAGCATACGTTGGGTCAGTTGGTCTGCTGACATCTCCATGGTAAAGAAAACGACGGGAATATCAGCCATGGCTTGGTTCATGGCTATCTGCAAAGCAAGCAGGGTCTTGCCCATCGCTGGACGACCACCTACGAGGATGAACTCGGACGGCTTGAACCCGGTGCAGATGTTGTCGAGAGGTCGGATAAAGGTTTGGTAGATTTGGTCCTTGCGTCTGCCTTCCCGGACCTCGTTCATGTTGGCGAGGAAGTCCTTGGCAAGTTCGTGGGCCGATGTTTCGGAGGCATTGGATTCAACGGCTTGAATGGATTGGTAGCGTTGGAAGGCTTTGGGGATGTCCCGGTCATGGGCGAGTTCTTCCATGATTCTCGCTTCTTCACGTTCTTTCCAAAGGTCGTGAAGGTCGGATGCGTAGGTCTTCCAGTTGCTCACAAGCCCTGCTTCGGGGTCAATGCCTTCGAGTAGGACGTGGGCTTGGCCTTGGTCGGCAAGGTATTTGTAGACGGTTACGATGTCTATCTCTCGCTCTGCTTTGTGGAGGGACTCGATAGCCCGGTACAGGAGGACGTTGTTGCCTGTGAATAGGCGTTCCGGGATTTGGGTTAGGAGGACGGTTCGGTTCACGAACTTGTCCATGAGGCAGCCGAGCAGTTTGCGTTCAGCGGACAACTGGTAATGGTTCATCATCGGAGGTTAGGTTTGAGTATGCGAAGTTAGGTGTTCGTTGGATGGCTTGGTCCTCCCATCGTTTGCCGTTGAGGTAGGTGGAAGGATGCGGAACGAATTGAGCAGGTGTTTCGGAGTAAAGGCGTTGAATGTTGCTGACCGCCAGTTCTTGCTCGGTCTTGGTTAGGCGTAGGAAGGAACGCTTGGCTCTTGCCTTGTCGGTCTTTCTTGGGAATGTTGTCCAAAATTGGTCAAACCTCTGGTCATTCTCATTCTCCTTTCCATTGTCCTTTTCATTCTCCTTTTCATTTCCATTCTCATTATCATTTCCATTATCATTATACATTAGGTTAGGTGATGGTTCGGGTATGGTTAGGTCTTGGTTAGCCTTTGGTTTCCCACCACGCAAACCTGCCTCGTATTTACGCTGATTAGCAGCGATTTGTGGTTTTATGGCTTCCCATACTGCTTGTGAGTAGCGTGTGAGTTCAGGCTCAACTTGGTCGAGTGCGTACGCAATTATTGCGTGATAGACCTCCAGTTGCTCACTTGCTTCGAGGTGTTGGATGCTCCTTTGGAAGGAGCGGTAAAAGACGAATGAATCTCTCATATTGGTAAAAAAAAACCCCGACTGGTCGCAGCAGCCGGGGCAGGGGTTAGAGAATGAACCCTTTATCGGTAGCATCACTTGGCTGCTATACAAGTAATGCGTCTATTGGTAAATGTAGTACGCCTGCAAATTGACACTAAAAAGGCATATCACCGTCTTGGGGTGCAAGATTTCCACCGCTGGTCTGCTGCTGGATCGGCTCAACTTTACCGCTGATGAATCGCTTGCCGTTGGATTCCTTGACCCACCCGGATAGGCGCATCTTGGTTCCATCGGGGAGAACCACATCGCCTCGGTAATCCGGGCGTTTAGGGTTGTCGCCTTTATCGTTGACGAACAGGGTGAAGGTGTTGGGTTGGGGGGTGTAACTCATGGGTTTTTAGGTTAAGTTAAAGGATAAATAAATACAATTAAATTTGGGTTAATAAAAACAAATTCTTCAATTAAAAACCTGCTAGGTATTGGTGTATTTGGGAGAGTTGGGTCCCAATCATCATAGCCTTCAACGGCATCAGTTGTAAGTTTTAATAATCCTAAACTGTTTCTGCGGAGAACATTAATATCTTTTAATAATGTTAGTATGTCTTCTTTGACTTTAAATCGCTGACCAGTTGTAACAACTATTTCATATAAGTCAGGTCTTCTTTCTTTTGTTTTGTTCATGGTTTTGGGGTTTTGGTTAGGGGATTAGTTGGTATTTACGTCCGTTGTGTTCGATGATTTCGGGAGTGCGGTTGTCCATAATTATACCAGCTGAACTCTCATCGTATATAACATTGCCATCCGAATCGTATTCACGCTTACGCCAATATCCATAAACACTCTCAAGATAAATACAATTACCATCCCCGTCTTTAATTTCAAGGAATTCGTTGGCCTTAAAGTCCCAGTTCAGCCATTGGCCAAATGTTTGTCCGTCTTTCATGGTTCTTGGTTTTTGGTTTTAATTGAATAAGTGCAAAGGGTTTTCTCTACGACCTCTCCTGAGGCCCGTAAATCCCTTATGATTCGGTAGGTGGCCCCTTTGCTCGTTCCAAGAATATCTTGCAACTGAGAGGCTCTGAGAGGCTTCTGCGACAATAACCGCAAAGCCTTGATGGTATTTATTACTTGCTTCATTTGGCTTGATTTCGGTAGTTTTCTGCATAATGACTAACAACCTGTTTTGCGTATTGTGGATTCAAATAGGTCTTAAAATCATCTATTTTAATGATTCCCCAAAAGCAAGCGATGCAGAAATCTTCCCATTGCTTTGCGCCAAGTTTTGCCTTTAAAAAGTTGACATGTTCTGGGAAGTCCACTTCTTCTTTGCACTCTCTAATTGATTCATAAAGCAAAACCATCTTAGAATCCATACCTTTCCAATGGGCCGAATCACCAATGGTTTTCTCGGTAAACCACTTAAAGTACAAATCACCGCTCAAAAATTCGCTTTCAACATGGCACGGCTTGCATAAAAGATGAAGGTTGTCAACCTCGCTGGAACCTCCAAGATTGTCGGCTAATATATGCGCACGTTGAAGTTGTGCAATAGCACCACAAGCAAAACAAACGTAGTTGTTATCGCTCCTGTTGCCTCCAATAAACAACCCTTGAAGCCAGTATTTGTTGTATTTGTTTATGAGTTTTCCGTGCCAATGGCTCCAAATAATAGCCTTGCTTGGCATTTTTCTTGGCTTGCTCATCGGAAAGATACGGCTATGGACGCTTTGGTGGCCTTGGCGGTGCATACTGGAACCTGCTCGCCTGTTGATTCGTCAAAGATAGCGGTCTTGCCTGCTTGCCGAAAGGCCATCTTCAGCAGTTCCTCCCTCGCTTTCATTTGTGCTTTGAGGTCGGCATACACTTCGTCTTCCTCGTAGTTCGGGGTCAGG